TCAGGGCATAAAGGCTACGGATCCGCCGGGGCAAGCACGACAAAGAGAGCCTTGAAGGGATTCAAGGCAATGTCAGGATCCCCTAGGGAGGATATCGACCTAAACAATTACACATTAAGGCAGCGGGGAAGACTCATGTATATGGGTGCTCCCATTGCTTCCAGCGCGGTAAAGACCAACCGCACAAATACAATAGGATTAGGGCTTAAGCTTAACCCACGCCCTGACGTGGAATTATTAGGACTTGGTACGGATGAAGCGACCGAATGGGTGAAGAACGTCAAGCGTGAATTCGGCCTATGGGCTGACAGGCGCGAAACGTGTGACGCTACCGGAGTGAATAATTTCTATGAAATGCAGCAGCTCCTTATGTCTTCCTGGCTGATGTCAGGGGACGTTTTTGCGCTTGTGCAGAGCGAAAAAGCCGCGCCTTATGCCCCTTACACTTTGAGACTCCGGCCGGTTGAAGCTGACAGGGTGGCAACCCCTACGGATTCCGGCTTACTGTCATTCATAAGAACCACCGGAAAGAACCCGAAGAACGGCAATACCATTTATGACGGCGTGGAAGTGAATAAGAACGGCAAGGCGGTAGCCTACTGGATCCGGAATACCTATCCATTTGAAAATTCCCTTGAACAGACGGAGTTTGTGAGGGTGGAGGCCATAGGAAGAAAGACCGGGATGCCTAACATTATTCAGATAGTAGCCACGGAGAGGCCGGACCAGTACAGAGGGGTTTCTTTCCTTGCGCCGATTATTCAACACATTTTGCAGCTTAACCGGTACACGGAAGCGGAGATCATGGCGGCCATAGTCCAGTCAGATCATTCAGCCTTCATAACCTACAACAATGATGCTTCAATGATGCCATTCAATGAAGTGGGAGCAGGATATGAAGAGCAGGAAGCAAGCTATGATCCGAATGAATACGAATTAGGACCGGGAACCATAAATGTAATGAACCCCGGAGAGGATGTTAAGTTTTCCAACCCCACGCACCCGAATACAACCTTTGATTCATTCGCGACCGCAATAATCACGCAGATAGGAGCCGCTTTAGAGATCCCGAAGGATATTTTACTGAAAGCCTTTGATTCCTCTTATTCAGCGTCAAGGGGAGCGTTGCTGGAAGCCTGGAAGAGCTTCAATATGTACCGCACCTGGTTTATAAACGATTTCTGCAACCCTGTTTATAAATTGTGGATGACTGAAGCGGTGGCTTTAGGGCGGATATCAGCCCCGGGATTCTTTGCAGATCCGGCTATTCAGGCTGCATGGCTTAACTGTCAGTGGATAGGGCCTTCACAGGGTATGCTTGATCCTGTCAAGGAGATCCAGGCAGAGCAGATGGCTTGCGCAAATGGATTCAGCACACACGCTGACAGTGCACTCCGGCTTAACGGATCAGAATTTGACTCCAATATAGAGCAGCTGGCAAGGGAAAAAGCGAAGGCTGAAGAGCTTTCACTTGTAATAGGATCCACGGAAACAGCCCCGGATTCCGGGGCAAATACAGACAAGGAGGAATAAAATGCCGGGATTAAGAAATATAATGCCTGATCTTAAGCCTTATGTGATTAACAAGGCAAAGGACGGCAAAAGCGCAAGCGTCAACCTGTACGGGGAAATCGTTGAAAGCGTTCCTACAAGCTGGTGGACGGGTGAAAAGGTGGACGGCCTTTTCATTGAGTTAGAAGGATTCCTTAAAGATTTGGAGAACTTATCCGGAATGGATGAAGTCTCTTTCTACATCAACTCCGTGGGAGGGGATGTATACGCCGGGATATCAATTTTTAATAAGATCCGGTCACTAAAAGCGGAAACGACCACAGTGGTGGACGGTTTAGCAGCTTCGGCGGCGGCCATAGTCGCCCAGGCTGGAGATAAGAGGCAGGTTTCCGTTGGATCGCAAACCATGATCCACACAGCCTCCGCAGGGCTGATAGGTTACTACAACCGTCAGGAACTTAAGAAGGTTGATAACACGCTTAAGAGCATAGACAAGAGCCTTGCGGAGCTGCTGGCGGACCGGACAGGCAGGGAGCAGGATGAAATTATGGCAATGCTGACAAAGACCACCTGGATGACTGCTGATGAAGCAGTGGAGGAAGGCTTTGCAGATGAAGTCATAAATAAATCGGAACCCGTAGTTGATCGGGTAAGCGATTCCCTGACCTACATCATAAACGGGATCCCCCACACCTTCGGAAATATGCCGCTTCCGGCATTTAAGACCGTAGGAACATTTGCGCCAGCGCAAACAGAGGTATCGAACGGCTCCGGGCCGGTTGATATAGATAATCCATCACCAAAGAAGGAGGAAAAAAGCATGGATATTCAGGAACTTAAAAATGCTTACCCGGATCTTGTAACACAGATCCAGGACGAAGCGAAGGCAACGGCCCAGACCGATAACGCTGAAGCCGTTAAGAATGCGGTTGATGAAGCTGTGAAAGCTGAACGCCAGCGCATGAAGGAGATTGACTCCATTGCGCAGACCGTAGGCGCAGAGCTTGTCAATGAAGCAAAGTACGGGGAGAACCCCATGAACGCTTCAGAGCTTGCCCTTAAAGCACTTCAGAACCAGCAGGCAGCGGGCGCACAGTACATCCAGGACCGCAGAGAAGAGCAGGATGCGTCACACGTGAATGACGTTACCGCAACCCCCGTTTCCGGATCCGAGGAAGATACCGCGGAAAAGGATATCAAGGACGGAGCAGCCCTGCTTGTATCATCAATGAAGAAATAAGGAGGAATGAAAAATGTTAGTAGAGACTTACAAACCCGACAACCTTATTGCGGATAACGCACAGCCTATCCATAAGGGAACCGTAACCGTAGCAAGCGGAGAAGGCGAACTTAAGAGGGGTTCCGTACTCACAAGGAACGGAAGTGACAAGTTTGTCATCACTGCAAGTACCTTAAGAGTGGGCGGCTATCTTCCCGAAGTGGTACTTGCAGAGGATGTTAACGCTACAGATGCGGACACCGTTGCAGATGTTTACACTTCCGGAGATCTTAAGGAAGACGCCCTTATCGTAGCAGCGGGATACTCGCTTTCAGACGCAGACAAGGCCGACCTGAAGAAGAACGGCATCTATGTCAAGGCCGGAATGTAAGAAGGAGGAATAAGAGAAATGGCTATCAATTTATACGACACCAGGACGATGCTGGAAGCAAAGGAAGTATTCGCTCCGAAGGCTACATTCCTTCGTGACAGGTATTTCCCCACTTCCGAAGCAGACATTTTCGACACAGAAAAGGTTGATATCGACTATAAGGATGAGCAGAACAACAAGATCGCCCCTGCTATCCTTCCCGAAGTAGGCGGTATCCCCGTAGACCGCAGGGGCTATGAGACTCACGAATTCGAGCCTCCCATGATCGCACCCGAGAGAGTGCTTAAGGCGCACGACCTCTATAAGAGGCAGGCCGGCGAGGTTATCGGCGGCGTTCTTTCCCCTCAGCAGAGAGAGGCGGCTATCCTTGCAGAGGATCTTTCAGACCTTGGCCGTATGATCGACCTCAGAGAAGAGCATATGGCGGCTCAGACGCTCTTAAATAACGCCTATACTATCAAGCAGTACGCTGATAAGTTTGGAAGCCAGAGCATCGACAAGGCTATCCAGTTTTACACGGAGGGGAGCAACCCTGCAACCTACACCGGATCCGGATGGTCAACCAGCTCCACAAATATCATAGCAGACCTTGACACCATGGCTAACCGCCTGACAAAGAGAGGTCTTCCTGCAACCGATGTCGTTGTGGCTGCTGATGTTGCCGACGTTATGCTGGGTAACAGCGAAGTGCAGGAGCTCCTTGACATAAGGAGATATGAACTGGGACAGGTTAAGCCTGAAGCCCTTCCTGAAGGCGCTGTCCTGATCGCAGTCCTTAATGTAAAGGGCCACATCATGAATGTATTCAGCTATTCATTAAGCTACACCGATGAAAGCGGCACAACGAAGGACTTCATTCCTTCCGGCTCCGTGATCGTAACCGCTCCCGCTTGCGGGCGAATGGCTTACGGCTCGATCTCACAGCTTGAAGAGGGCACAGACGGCTTTGTAACCTACGCAGGCCGCAGGGTTCCTCATGTAGTTTCCAATGTACACGACAATGTAAGGACCCTTACGCTTCAGGCAAAGCCTCTGGCTATCCCGAATGTGAAGAACCCGTTTGTATTCTCAAAGGTGCTTTCATAAGAGAAGCCCTTAAAAGAAAGGATGATAATATGCTTGCTAAAGTGAGTGATTCATATTACGGATCTTTCGGGTTATTCGACCCGGAGACAAAATCCAATAAGTTAAAGACAAGGGAAAGCGCACCGTTTGATATAGACGATGCGCTTTTCAATCGCCTGTCAAAGGAAGGCGTACTGGCAAAGGCTGACGCAAAACCCGAAAAGGCCGAAAAGAAGTCCGAACCCCCTAAAGCCCCCGAAGCTCCGGAAGATCCCGGAGAAGACCTTGACCTTGAAAACCTTACCTACAATGAGCTTAAGGAAGTAGCGAAGGGATTTGGTATTTCCTGCAAGGTAGGGATGTCAAAAGAGGATGTCAAGGACGCTATAAGGGAAGCTATGGAGGATGATGCGCCTGTCCTGACAACAGAAGAGCCTGACTAAGGAGGCGGCCATGGGATTCAAGGAAATGGTGGCTGATGATATTGAAAACGTGTTTGAGAACCTGGAAGAATTTGCCGATGCCCACACCTGGAACGGCGGTTCAGGGAAATCCTACACCATCACAGCCGTTGTTGACGATGACAAGCTCATGACGGATTATTCATCAGAATTTGAACTCCTGCAAAAAGGAAGCCATTTACTGTATGCCTCCGCTACACAGTTCAAAGAGAAGCCAAAAGCCGGAAGCGCGGTGAGGCTGGACGGCAATATCTACACGATAGACGAGATTCAGGAAGACATGGGAATGTATGCCATTTTCCTGTCAAGGGGTAAGTGATGTGGGGAAAGAAAGAGTCCTTTTCAATAAGCGTGGACTTAACAGAGGTTGAGAAAGCACAAAAACTGTTAGTGGCAAGAGGCCCGAAGGCTTTACAGAGCGCGGTTACCAGGGCTTTGAAGTCTGGAGTATCCGCTTTCAAAAGCTCAAAGAAGGGCGGAGCACCAGACATTTACAAGGTATCCTCCGGAGAGCTGAAGGAGTTTGCTTCAGTAAGGAAGGATCAGATAGTGATTAAGTCACGCCTTCTCACAGCCGGAAAGAAGCCCGCCCACTTTGCCATTACCCCGGGAAGCTACACGGCCGGAAAACGCCGGAAGGCTACAGTAAAGGTCAAAAAGCAGGGAAGCAAGGAGAACCTGCCTCATGCTTTTGTGGCCAACCCTGCAAAGGTGAACGGCGGTACTACGATGCTTTGGGAACGGACAAAGGGAAGATTTCCCCACACCGGCAACGCTGCAATGGAACCCGTAAGAAGGGTTTCAGCGGCGCAGATGGTACAGAACCCCAAGGTAGAGAAAGCCGTAATGGCTGCCATACAGGAGACCTTTGATAAGCGTTTAGATCATGAGCTGGGAAGGTTAGGGAAATGAGAAGCATACAGAAAGAATTAGAGACCATCAGGGATTATATCAAGGGAAAGATTAACGAAGAGAAGTTTAAGATGGTCCGCCCGCCGGTTGAAGGCGATGAAGAAAGCCCCCTGGCACTTACAAAGCCCAAGGTGGCAATCGGTAACATACCCCATACTAACTTTTCATTATACGGGACTACGGATGACCGCTTTTTTCAGGCCCCTTATCTTTTGATAGGGTATGAAAGCGCATTATTCCACCCGAATGATGAAGAGATCCACATATTGATCCAGGGATGCGCATACACCGCTTCAGAGTACGATGCTGAAGAGGATGATATCGGCTTCCCGGATAACGAAGGTGTTCTTGATATCACACAGATGCTTGAACACGTCATGGGATGGTGCCAGGAGCTCCACACATTCCCTGCTGATATGGAATATGAGATAGGGAACTACGGAGCACAGGCTTACACGTATCCGTATAACTTCGGATACCTGGCATATCAGCTAAAGACCAACGTGGGGCAGATCCCCCGCAGTCACACTAAATTATTAAATTATTTTTAAGGAGGAAAAACAGTGGTTATTAACGGAATTATAGCCAAACAGGTGGACGCAGCAGCGTTAAAGACAAAGCAGGCCACCAGCGCAATACCTGTTTACCTGGGGCAGGCTCCTATATGGCAGGTAGATGATGAAAACTGGGCTGACCTTGCCGGAAAGACGGAGGTTATCACCAGTATTGATGATATGAGGGAGAAGCTGGGCTACAATGTACCCGATAGCGGCGCATTTACCCCGGATCAGTCTCTTTCGATGGTTGCGAAGTATCACAACGATAATGAGAAGATTTTCCCTGTTATTATGGTGAACAATAAGCAGCTTATCACCGCAACCAGTACCGCACGCTGCACCGTAAACTTCACAAAGGGCATTGCAAAGCTGGCCGGAAACAATACCGTACTTTCTTCCCTGAAGCTGACGGACGGTGATGACGTGGATCCTACAGAGTACGTCAAGGGTGAAGACTATGAGGCGGCCTACGATGAAAAGGGACAGAATATCATTATCAGTTCTGCAACCCTCACCACGGCGGTGGTTGACAGGGATGTGGTGAACACAGAGAATATCAATTTTAACAAAGATACCTACGATGAAATTGATTTCATCCCGCAGAATACAGGATACATACCTGCAAACCTTTCCGCTCCGCTGTGGGATAAGAAGATCGACACCGGCGGCAACACCATCATGGCAAAGCTGGCTTCCATAGCCGAAAAGCCCGTTGACAAGCACTATTATGTGCAGTCTTTCGGACAGCTTGAAGCCGCCAACAGATCAGCAGCACTCACAGAGAAGGAAGACTACACTTCCCCGAAGATGAAGGTGTGCTGGCCGTTTGCAAAGATAGGTTCCTATATCTATCCCGTATCCCTTCTCTTCTCCGCAAGAAAGGAGACCGTGGATAAGAGGAATGACGGCGTTCCTTACGAGTCCGCAAGTAATGAGATCATAGAGATCGCTTCCCTTTGCGATAAGAGTGGAAACCTCATTAAGCAGCTGGAAGAGGAAGCTGACACCCTGAACGCCAACGGCATAGCTACAATGGCATTTACCACTAACATGAAGTGGAATACATACGGCGTGTGCATGGCCAACTATTCGGAGACAGACAGGGGCAACATTCCGCCTAACAAGCTGAATGATGCAGCCGTGCAGATGATGGACTTCATTTGTAATGACTTCGAGCTCCGCTTCGGAGAGATCGTTCACAAGCCTATGAGCATAAGGGTAGCCAATGACATAGTAGAGGTTTACGGGAAGGTGCTCAACGCATATGTTTCACAGGGAATGCTTGTTGCAGGCACTATCTCCTTTGAGCCTTCGGAGAACTCCACAGCCGACATAGCTGACGGACAGTTCACTTACTCTATCAGCGAGACCAATACGCCTCCTGCAAAGGCTATCATTGCCAAGGTTACCTATGACAGCACCGCTCTGGATGCTTATTTTGAGGGCATGGGGAAGGAGGAAGAGTAAACCATGGAAAAATACGTATATAATCTTACAGACTTCGCCCACAGGGTCAGTGCAGACGGCAAGACCTGGGAGAACAGCGACAACATTAAGAAGTTCAAGCTTCCTGACATTGAGCCGGGTGCTGAAGAGGTAAACGGCTACTCGGGCCTTAATGGCACTATCAATGTGATAGACTGGGCCAATATCGGAGCTATGGAGCTTGCGCTTACTTATGCCACCATTCCGGAGTGTATGGGTATCTTCTCTCCGGAGAAGCAGTACCACCAGCTTGTATGGCTGGAACAGTACACCGATAAAAACGGCGATGTGGGCTGGATGACCTTTAAGGTGTACATCACCGGAATGCTGAAGAAGATCCCCGGAGGGGACGCTTCAAAGGGTGAGAGTAACGAAAAGGAATTCACCTATGGTATCAACACCTATAAGCTGACACGTAAGAACGATGACGGCGAAGAAGAGACCATAATTGACTATGATCCCATCAATAAGGTTCTTGTCCTGGGCGGCAACGACTTCGGAAGCAAGCTGAATACAGCCCTTGCAAGTTTCTGATCCTGTTTAATTCAGGGTATAAACGTGATTAAATCCCCGGCTTAACGGCCGGGGATTATTTTATAAGAAAGGAAAAACAAATGAGCGAAGAAAAGAAGGCAATAAAAGTATTTGATGACGTGAACAAGGAAACCCCGGAAAGTGATATTCCGGAGGGCGCTTTAGTAGTAAATGCGGAAAACGCTATGGAGATCATTAAGACCGGAAAGGGAGTGCTTGAACTCTCAAAGCCCACTGATATAGGCGGGAAAAAGGTTTCCTCCATATATTTTGACCTGTCTTCAGTATCAGCTATGAAGTACAGAGGAATTATCAAGAAAGTAGAGAGACAGAACCGGATGCAGATTCCGGATCCGTCCAAAGATATAGATGTGCAGATGGAGATATTTGCCGAAGCGTCAGATATCCCCGTTGCAGAGCTTAAGACCGCAATCACTATGAAGGATCTCTCCCAGATAGAGACAGTGGTCTATTATTTTTTAGCGGCGTAGAAGGTCCCGGTGAATATGGACGCACCAGGGCGGAGGATATGGCCGGATTCATCACAAGATACAGCCATACGGATTATTTATCAGTGCTACAGATGGAATATGGGATGATCTTGAACCTCTATAGCACTTTAGTCCATTTGATCGAAGCAGAGAACGAAGAGCGTGAAAGACACGCTACAACGATAAGGACGAAGCATGGCAAGCGGTAGAGAGTTAAAAACAGTCATAACGCTGGAAGGCAAGGTTGCCAACAGCTTAAAGAGTGCCTTTGACGAAGTAGAAAAGCGGGCAAACGGTACGCAGGGAGCCTTCAGTAAATTCGGAGGCTTCGCTGCTTCCGCCGGAAAAGCGGTTGTTGCCGGTTTCGCTGCTGCTGGCGCGGCGGCCACGGCCTTTGCAGCCACTTCCGTGAAAACCGGAATGACCTTTGATAAGTCAATGTCGCAGGTGGCGGCCACTATGGGTATGACCATGGAAGAAATGGCCACCATGACCGGGGAAGTAGATACACAGTTTGGCCACTTTGAAGGCACACTCCGGGATTTTGCACAGTATATGGGATCCAATACGGCATTTTCCGCTTCAGAGGCGGCGGATGCCTTGAATTATATGGCCCTTGCCGGATACGATGCACAGACCTCTATGGCTATGCTTCCTAACGTCCTGAACCTTGCGGCAGCGGGTGGCTTTGAACTTGCCACCGCTTCCGATATGATTACGGACACGCAGACGGCCTTCGGGCTTTCCCTTGAAAGAACCTCTCTAATGGTTGATGAAATGGCAAAGGCAGCCTCCACCGGAAACACCAGCGTACAGCAGTTGGGCGAAGCCTTCCTCGTAGTTGGCGGACTTGCACAGGAGCTTAACGGCGGTGTGGTTTCCCTGGGGAATGATATGCATGCAGCCGTGGACGGTACACAGGAGCTCGAAATAGCCCTGACCGCTATGGCCAACGCAGGTATAAAAGGATCCGAAGCAGGAACCCATATGAGGAATATGCTGCTCAAATTATCGGATCCTACAGATGCCGGAGCTATGGCCCTTGAAAGAATGGGCGTCACCGTATTTGACACTGAAGGCAAAATGAGATCCTTACAGGATATTTTCGGCGATCTTAACCGCGAAATGTCCGCTATGTCACAGGAAGAGAAGATCCAGACTATCGGATCATTGTTTAATTCCCGTGACATCGCTTCGTCAGAGGCATTATTAAAAGCAGTCACACAGGACTGGAATGCTATAGGGCAGTCAATCCTTGATGCTCAATGGAAGCTGGAGGATGTGACGGCCGCTATGGGAAATGCGGATGTTGACTGGAGTAAATATAAGTATCCAGTAGAAGAGATAGGTGCTGATATCCGCAATTCCCTGACAACTATGAACCTGACGGCCGAGGAAGCGGCGGAAGCTCTTGCGGAAACCTTCGGAATGTCAATGACTGATGCCCTTAAAGCGGTCCAGGCAGTGGAAAGCGGGATGGCTGATTCTATGGGAGCAGCCGCACAGATGGCCGCCACGCAGCTTGATAACTTAAGTGGAGACGTAACGATATTCAAGAGCGCCTTTGAGGGCCTACAGATAGCAGTATCAGACACTCTTTCGCCTATGCTCCGCGACTTCGTACAGTTTGGCACAAATACCATAAGCGCAATTACTGAAGGGATGAAATCAGGAGGTATCTCCGGAGCAGGGGAAGTGATAAAGGAAAAGCTGGCAAACGGATTCCAGTCAGCCCTGACCTGGGTACGCACAGAGCTTCCCGGTCAGATCATCCACGCTCTTTCTGATGGCTTCGGAATGAACGAGATCGAAGCGACCACCCTTGTAACAAAGGGAATGACAATGGCGCAGGACTTCATCACCGGGATCCAGGAAGGCTTCACAGCGGTCAAACCGATATTCGAAGGCCTGTTTAATACGATAGTAGGCACTTTAGAGCCCGTACTGCAGGGGATGATACCGATAGCAGGGGCGCTCTTTCAGAGCCTTGCCATGAGGGCAAGGCTGATAAGTTCAGCTATACAGAGATTTGCACCGATATTCACGAATATTGTCAACTCAGTCATGCCTGCGTTCATTACGGTGGGGCAGGTTGCAGGAACGATTCTATCATCCGTAGGAAACACCTTGACCACCTATGTGCTTCCGGGGATCGAAACCCTTGCAAATGCGGTTATGAATGCCGGTCAGAATATATGGTCAGCCCTTGCACCGGTAGTTGACAGGATTTCACAGTTTATAACAGCGATCATGCCTACGCTGATGCCTTTTATTCAGTCGGCTTACACCATGCTGGGGGCATTGTTCCATAATGTCCTTGTGCCCATAGGGTCATGGCTTATCAATACTTTAGGAACGGCGATATCAGGGGCGGTAAGAACCGTAGGGGCTGCCCTGGATGTCATACTGAGCTTTGTAGAGCCGATTCTTCCGGGAATAATTCAGACATTCACCGGGGTTATTGAGTTCCTGACCGGAGTATTTACCGGAGACTGGCAAAGAGCATGGGAAGGCATCAAGGGCATATTTGAGGGTATTTGGAATTCCCTTACAGGAGTGGTAAAAGGTGTGATCACCTCGATAGTCAAAGGTATCAACCATGTAATTAACGGGGTAAACAGCTTTATAGCTGCCACCCCTGCGAAAGCACTTGAAGCCGTGGGTATCACGGTAAAGATCCCCACCATACCGGTTCCACAGTTTGCCAAAGGCGGAACCGTCACCAGCCCCACGCTTGCAATGATAGGTGAAGGCGGGGCTCCTGAAACGGTAATTCCTCACACCAATACGGCGGAGAGCCGGAGGCTTTTGGGGATCGCTGCAGCGGGTGTTCTGGGAACCGGGACTACCATAACGGGCGGATCCAACGACAGCCGGACCTTTAATATTACCTACTCCCCCGTTATTCAGGGCGCAGGCCTTACAGATCAGAACCTCCAGGAAGCCTATGAAAGATTCAAGAGATTTATGATGCAGTATAGCAGAGACGAAAACAGGGAGACACTTGCATGAAGGATATAACAGCAGTACAGGGGCAGACCTGGGATATGCTGGCGAAGCTATATATGGGCGATGAAGTATTCACAAAGGATGTGATGCTTGAAAATCCTGAAATGAGCGGCATAACGATTTTTGACGGCGGTGAGACCGTGAAGATTCCGGAGACCACCGACATAGAGGATAAAGAATGAATGTCTATATAAATGACAGCCTCATGGCCGAACAGCCGAGCAACTGTACTTATATCACCTACCTTGACGGCCGGTGCAATTCCCTGGATATGACCTTTGATGATTCGAAGGGGGCAATTAAGAGTCTGGAACTTGAAAAGGGAGACACGGTACGGGCTTTGGAGGGCAATGTTGATACTGGGGAGATGTATATCTCGGGCATCGATTACAGTGGCTCACAGACCGCTATCCGCGCCTTGTCCCTTCCCCTGTCAGCATTTAAGACAAGATCGCAGGTGTGGGAAAACGCTTCCCTTCCTGCGATCATAGCGGATGTCCTGGAAGACACAGAGCTGGAAGTGAGATACCGGGACAAGCCGAATTTTACCTACAAAGAAACGGCGATGATAGAGGACGAACCTCTTAAATTCATAGCCGGGAAACTTGCCCTTGAAGGCTTCGGGATCCGGATCGAGAACGGAGCGGTCATAATCTTTGATGAAAGGAAGTTGGAAAAGGAAGAGTACGTGCTTCAGGCAACGAAAGACAGCTTTTCCACAGAGCCAACCTATTCCACCAGAGACGCAGGACTTATATCCAGGGTGGAAAACTCTTATAAGACAGCGGACGGGAGGCAGATAAGCACCATTGTAAAATCGGGAACAGAGGGGAAGGTTGTCCGGATGAATATGGCCGTGGATTCCGTGGGGGAGTCATTAAGATTCTCAAACGGGATGATGCGCCTTGCAAATAAGACAGAATTCCTTGCAGAAGGGGATGTGGAGAACCTTGATTATTCCGTGGGGGAAGTGATCTATATTGCGGATGCTCCGAAGGGGCACACCGGAGAGAATCTTATTTACATGATAAGAAATGACCTTGCAAACAATAAACAGACCCTTTATATGAGGCGGCCAATAGAAGGGGATTACTGATGTACAGAACAGCTTTAGTGGTAAGCGTCACCGGAACGGAGGCGCTTGTTTTATTTTCTGATCTTAACATACAGAAAACGGCGGCGATAATGAAGGATCTTACGGTTGCACCGAATGATACGGTCTTTGTGATCGACCAGGGGAACCTTGCAAATTGTTTGATTATCGGAATTAAACAGGAGTAAGCAGATGTCAGGTACTTATATCTTTATGTGGCTGGAAAAGACCTTCCACGTAACAAATTCAGAGGTACTTACCTATAACGGCTTAAGTGCCTCCCACTCCTACAATACTGAAGAAAAGAAGAACGGGAAGAAGATGCCGAAAACAAAGGACGTGGGACCGGGGATAGGCACTCTTAATTTTTCTGTGAAACTTTCAGCCCTTCAGGGGAATGATGTCAAGGAAGAACACGATTGGTGGGTTGCAGAGTGCGAAAAAGGCACATATTCCTACATCTATATGGGCGGGAGTAAGTTCGGGAAGTACAAATGGAGGATCAAACAGGTAAATGTAGCCGACCTGGTTACGATAAATGACGGATCCTTATGGAAATCCTGTACCCTGTCAATCAGCTTTGAAGAGTATTACGTCAAAGTAAAGCTCACAAAGGCGGAAAAGAAAGCAGCGCGCCTTCAGAAAAAGATGCGGAAGGCTATGGAAAAAGCCCAAAATGCCAAAAGTGAGAAGGCGCGGGCTAAAGCAGCCGCAAAAGCCGCAAACCTCAAAGTACAGTACGAAGAGCAGAAAACAAAGGCTGCAGAAGCCAGGGCACAGCAGGCCAAAAACGTAGCCCAGGCGAACACCATGATCGGAAACTATTATGATGCCCTGAAGGGAGGGGAAAGCTATAAGAACCTTCAGCGGAAGGCCAAAGAGGAATATAAGAAACAGAAAGGATGAACAATGGCTTATGAGTTTCAAAGAGGATTGACCCTCGCAGAACGCATATCAAAAAATATCCACGATATGCTTGAATTCCGGAAAGGTACGGTGTGCTATGACCGTGATATGGGGGTTTCAAGTGAGTGGAGGGATAAGGACAAATACAAATATTCCGCCCAGATGCTCACTGAAGCGGCTGATATGCTCAACGAAAGGGAAACAAGGGTAAATACCACCCTGACAATGGAAGACGGCGAGATATACGCAAATATAACGGAGGACACGGATAATGATTGACCTGGTATATTACGACTCCGAGCAGATGATGGAGGAGCTTATAGAGAAGTTTGAGGAAGGCACAACGGATCCGGAGACCGGGGAAAAGATCAGTGTCACCGATGCGGATTATGATGCAGATATAAGGGCGGTGCTTTCCGCCATCAATTACATGGGTGAATGTATCTTCAACCAGATCAACACCGAAGCAAATAATAACCTTGTGGCTTTCTGTGATGAAGCCAACTTGATCTATAAGGGGATGGAACGCAATGTCTTCCGTCTTCCTGCTGAATACGCGCAATTAACACTTCAGTTTACCGTCTCCGCTAATGCTCCGGAGCCCGTAATCGTTCCTGTAGGCACGAAGGCTACGGCTGACGGTACTATATTCTTTGCGACCGCTGAAGAAGTGACAATAGCACCAGGAGAGACCGGGGAAGCTCTGGCACTATCCACAGAAGCCACAGGAGACGCTAACGGATACACAGCCGGATCCGTGAATGTACTTGTGAATTCCATTCCTTATGTTACTGAAGTGACGAATACCACGTATTCAAGTGACGGTGCTGATATAGAGAGCCTGGAAGCCTTCAGGAAGAGGGTACTTTATGCCCCACTTACCTATTCAGATGTGGGAACCACCAGCGCATACAGGCAGAAAGCCTTTTCTGTATCAGCCACAATCATTGATGTAGCGGTCACCCATGATGATAACGCTATTTATGTTTATCTTCTTTGCAGCGGGGGCACACTTCCTTCAGCCGATCTTATTGCGCTGGCACAAGAGTGCCTTACAGATCCGGACATAAAGGCAGAAACGGATCTTATTACCGTGCTTCCTGCTGAAGAAGTAGAGTATACGGTGGATATGACATATAAGATATCGCAGCGGGATTCAGAGCAGGCTACAGCCATACAGGCGGCGGTTGAGAAGGCAGTGGATGATTATATTACTTCCATTCACACGTCCTTCGGGAATGCTATCAATCCGGAAATGCTTCAGAAAGCGGCCTACAGTGCAGGAGCAGCAAGCGTGACAGTGACAAGCCCTACATATACCGCATTGCAGACTTATGAAGTGGCAAAATGCACCAGCAAAACCGTGACGTATGCCGGACTGCTGACATAAGGAGGGCGGATATGAAGATTTCAGAGACTTCCTTGCTTGATCTCATTCCGGAAACAATGAGGCATGACAGGATCATAAAGGGCTTTGCTGCAGCATGGGACTATCTTTTAGGCAAAGCGGCCGAAATAATCCCCTTGGTAAACCTTTTTGACTACCTTGAAATATTATCTCCGGAGCAGCTGGATGAAATAGCAGCGGCTATGGAAATTGACTGGTACAACACGGAGTACGAAAAGGACAAAAAGATCGCCCTGATCCGGCACTACGAGAAGACCTGCTTCAAACTGGGTACAGTAGGATCCATTCTTGACGTAGCGACGGATATTTACGGCGATGCAGATGTTCAGGACTGGTATCAGTATTCAGCCCCTCAATGGAGATTCAAGATAGTGGCCGACTTCGGGGACTACACCACAGAGCAGGCCCTGGCAAGGCTTACCCGTATCGTCAGGAATATTAAACCGGCAAAAGCCACCCTTAACCCGGTAGAATTCCTGGTACGCACGGACGCGGAGGTATATATAGGCACGGTAACCACTTCCTGTTATCACCCGATGCCTATAGTCGATGCAGATATCACTTAAGGAAAGGAGAAACTATGGCAGCACAATTTGAAAAAGCCGTTGTGACCGATGAAGGACGCTCACTTATAGCCGGATCAGAGGGAACGGAAACGGCTTTGGAGTTTACCGGGATGGCCACCGGAGCCGGGGTATATACTCCGGAGCAGGCCACCTATGCAGAGCTGAAGGTTAAGACGGCCCTGAAAGATCCGGTGCAGTTATTCCCTATATCCGGATTAAGGAAGTACAACACGGAGACAGCCCTTATCAAGAGCGTTTTATCTAATGAGGAGCTTGAAGAACCGTACAACTGGAATGAAGTAGGCATATATGCAAGGCTTAAGGGATCCGGGCTGGATCCCGTTCTTTTTGCCATTGCGGTAGTGCTTAATGACGGAGGCACGGAGATCCCGGCGGCTTCCCCTTCCACTCTAATGACCGTATCACAGAGCTTTTATCTGAAGACCAACGGGGCTTCCCCGGTGACTATTGAGGTAAATCATGACGTGTGCGCCCTGCTGGAGGATGTGGGGATAAACATTGACCTTGAAACGGATGATACCACTACCCTTGTGGCGGCTATCAATGAGGTCAATGCCCTGGCAAAAGAGCTTCAGTGGATGAATACCCATAACAGGTATTACGCAGCCATAGCGGATGATGACGGCACGCTCATAGTGGATGATGATGACACAATTATCCTGGGTGACTGGAAGTATCAGATTGTATAGGGAAATCCCTTTACACATATAAAAATCAAAGGAGGAAATGATGGATAAGAAGTATTATGATGAGTTTACGCGGATCACGGAAGCGGCCGGTGATGCCCTGATGCTTGTCAATGACGGCAACGGGGTCAAGGGTATTAAAGTGAAAGATTTTAAACTTTCCCTTGATAATATCTTTGCTACCGGAGCCGGAGCACACAACGGCATTTACAGAGGGAAGAACCTGGGAACTTCCGTCACAGCGGACCAGTGGGCGGAAATTGCAGCGGGAACCTTCAAAGATCTCTATATCGGCGATTACTGGGTAATAAACGGTAAGACCTGGAGGATAGCAGGCTTTGATTACTGGTTAAATTACGGAGATACCGCCTGCAACACCCACCATGTTGTTATAGTTCCTGACGAAAACCTGAAGGTGGCGGACGGATCCACGACACACTACATGAATACCTCAAATATCACCACCGGGGCTTATGTAGGAAGCGGATTCTATTCCGGAACCAACGCAGACAGCTCTTCCAATACCGCAAAGGCTGACTGTAAGAACATGGCAAAGGCAGCCTTCGGAGCAAGTCACATCCTGACCCACAGGGAATATCTGAAGAATGCGACCACAGACGGGTATGAAATCGCAGGAGCGTGGTATGACAGCGATGTAGAGATGATGACGGAGGAAATGGTATACGGAGGCAAGGAATTTAAGAATATCATTGCCGGAACTCATGTTCCGGTGGGATATACCATAGGCCACTCACAGCTTCCCCTATTTACCCTTAACCGCTCAAAGATCTGTAACCGTGCGACCTGGTGGCTGCGTGATGTCGTGTCGTCCACGAACTTCGCGGATGTCGCCTACCACGGCTACTGCGACGACCGCGACGCGTCCAACGCCAGCATCGGTGTCCGCCCTGCTTTTGCAATCTTCTAATCTTAAATCCCACCCCCCTAGTGGGGTGGGATGATGGGCGCCTATACGCCATTTATGTCAAAGAAACAGGTTAAGAACATGAAATATCTATTCAATGATTTATTCGGAAAGGAGCCGAGATGGAAACAGTAATTATCAGCTGGAATGACGGAAGCCCTGAACTGGAAGCGGAAGTGAATGGGGGTTCTTTCATAGTAGATGAAAGGCCGGAATTCCCTAACGATCTTTCAGTAGTCACACTTAGCTACAGCAACGGAAACGAAGCAATCCTTAACAACGCACGGATTATTGAGTGCGCTTCCATAGACGGAAGGTATTGGTTCACGGTTCAGGAGATCCCCCAGGATGTCATAGACAAGGCGGAGACACAGGCAAAGATTGATTATTTGGCGATGATGACAGAAGTAGATTTAGAGGAGGCGTTATAAGATGGCAAAGAAGAAGGAAGCAGAACACAGCCCTAAGTACGAAAAGGTTAAGTACTACTACGACAACCACCTTTGGAAGATAAAAGCGGTGCAGAATGCAGTAGTCAAAGGATGGATCACGGCCGAAGAGTACAAGGAGATCACCGGGGAGGATTATCCCGGATGAGCCCGGTGGAGATAATCGAGAGACAGAATGAGATTATCCGCATTCAAGCCGACTCCGTGAATGAACTTTTCAAGCTCCTGATTGAGCATATCACAGTTGAAGAAGCGGATAAGCTGCCTGTCCTTAAGAAAATCAATCTTGCCGCCAAACTGAGGGCGGAGATCAAAGGAGACGAACTATGACAATACAGGAAATAGCGACTTTGATCGGCGGTATTCCGCCGATTCTTAAAAATTGCGCAGTAATAGCGATTCTTTTGTCGCTTGTGGAGGTATCACCGTTGAAACTTAATCCCTGGAAATGGCTGAAAGCATTTTATCAGCTTCCCGGAAGACTGGAAAAACTTGAACATGAGTTTAATGATGATAGGGCGTTTAGATGGCGGCAGATGATAAAAAGCTACACCAGACAGCTTGAGCGTGGTGAAAAGTTCCGTGAGAGCGAATGGGTAGAGATACTTGATACCACAAAACGATATGAAGATTACTGTGAAGTGCATCCCGATTTCAAAAACGGATATATCCCTGATTGCATAGAATTCATCCGATTTAAGCACAAAGAGGTTTTAAAGACGGGCGATTACGCCCCCGAGTTAAAGAGGGGAGAGGAATGAGAAGAAAGAAAACATTCACCAAAGTAGCGATTAAAGCACTTCTCATAATCGGTGTGATAGATGCAAATATCCCCTTTGTGCTTGCCTTAATGGATAAAGACCCATGTAGAGAGGTAGGACTTGCCTTTATCACGGAAATAGTAGTGGTCATTTTGGGATATATGTGTAAATCCTACTTTGAGACGAAACAAGAAAAACGACAAGAATTAGCGGAGTACACCGCAGGAATGAGGGAGGAATGATATGGATTTTGTAAATTGGGAAGTATTGGCTTTAATCAGCGTTTTAACCACTCTCACAACGGAGTGTATAAAGACCTTCCTGAACAAGGCAGACAAGGGCTATGTGAGCAATATCATAGCGTCAATAGCGGCCGTAGTCATATCAGGGGTTATCTGCATAGCATACCCTGTGATAATGCAGGGCGCTTCCCTGACACTACAGCTTGTATTCAGGGCGGTTATCATGGCGTTTTTTGGGATCCTGTGCGCCACCCTTACCTTTGACAAAGTAGTGCAGGCTTTGAAGAAACTGAAGGAGTGATGGTATGGCTTCTGAAGCAATCAATAAAAAGTTCATAGAAACAATAGCCCCGTGTGCCCAATATGCTTATAAGGAGCTGGGAAAAGTCCTTCCCTCCGTCTGTATCGGTATGGCTTGTGTGGAGTCAGGCTATGGCACGTCCGTGGGCACGAAGTATAATTCCTACCTGGGTCATAAAGTCGGATCCGGGAAGACAGCCACGAAGTACTGGGATGGGAGATTCTTTTCATCAACGACAAAGGAAGAGTATAAGATAGGATCCCACACGGTTATCACGGCAGCCTTCCGCACTTATGAAAGTATGCAGCAGTGCGTACTTAATTATTATGAGTTGATGAATAATAGCCTGTACAGTCGCGTGCTCTCCGGAGTGGACTACAGGACACAGATGCAGCAGATTAAATTATGCGGATATATGACCAGCTCCACAGAGGTCAATTCCGTTATCAAGATCATAGAACGGTATAACCTTACACAGTACGATAAGGGGATTGTAGCCGCTGAAAATGTCACCTATTCAGTGCCGGAGATCACCATAAGGCAGGGATCCAGGGGCGATGCTGTGAAATGGCTTCAGCAGAAACTTAATGAACACGGGTTTTCACTGATTCTGGACGGGGTGGCCGGAACGAAGACAATAGGAGCCTTGATGGTCTTCCAGTCACAGCACGGACTTAAGCCGGACGGCATATGCGGACCGGCAACGAAGAAAGCACTGGCTTCATAGGTTTTCTCCTTTTATCTGCGGCGTACCTTTAGGGATGGGGTACGCCGCTTATTTTATTTTAAATCCCATAGTGATATAGTATTAAGGTAACAACTAAATTGCCGGAAGCCTATAAACCACATCTAAGGGCGCTCAAATGGGCTTCCGGAGTGCAGTACGGGCTTAAGCCAGACGGAATTTGCGGACCGGCAATACGGGATAATTAAAGGGTGGTTAATTACCACCCTTAATATCATTTGATATTAAATCTTTGATATATCCTTGAATATTCCCCGATGTCTCTAATTTATCTATAATATCCTTATCTATGTCCTTATTCAATTTAAGGTGTATCATGCGCCACTTACCTTTATTTGCTTCATCATATTTTTTTTGTGCTTTCTTCTGCGCTTCACTTGTCATATATCACCTCAATCAATATAACAGCCTACAAAATCATCAAATGTAAGGTTGTAGGATTTACCGACTTTTACATACTCCTCAGTATCTTCACTGTATTCAACGTCTATGCACTCAATATCATTGCTGTTAACAGCTAAAACCATAACTTCATAATCAGACATAGCATTTACAATCAT